AGGTTACATATATGAAGAATCCAGAGGTTTTTAAAGGAAAGAGCTTCCAAGATATTCTCAAAGAGATTCATGGTCATTCTGCTTCTAAGCGGAAAGAAATCAAAACCTCGATGGAAACTCTGGCTGGTATGATTAAGACTCCTCATGAAGCAGCCATAGTCGCTCCCCTTGTTAGAGAATTTTTAGAAGTCGCTGTCAAAAACGACGAAGCGCTCGTCAAAATTGCTACGATTATCCAGAGGCTTATGACCGCAGAGGCAAATGCGACGGGAACAGGTCTCGATGAACTTTTGAGTGAGGAAGATAAGCAAAAGCTACTTGATGAAGTTAAAGAAAGTCAGAGCGAGGCCAACAAATCGGCGTTGGAAGAACTTGCGTTAGCTGTAGAAACATCAGATGAAACAGAGGCGCTCGCCGAAAAAACCAAGAAAGTTGTCGCTCAAATCAATAAGAGAACCAATGTCGAGAATAGTACGGAAGAATAACACATTCAGATTCTCACCGGCAAATCCCTTCCTAGGCGGTGCTCCACTCGGTACAACATACCAGGAGACACTTCAAGTTGAGGAAGCCATCGTTGTTGATGTTGTTACGAACGATGCGCACCCTGATTACGACACGGATGGATATAATGTGGGTGCTGTCCAATTTAGATTCATCGGCAGTGCAGCATTCAGAGCAGACATTGGTCTAAATTGGGCGTTTCCTTTAGAGGCAAACGTCACTGACTATCCTCTCCTAAATGAAGTCGTTCTAGTAACACCCGCCCTTAACCGATTTTATTACAGCAGAAAATTGAACACAACCAATAGAGTCACAGCTCACGCGTTGTTTGGACTTAATGATAGTTTGAAGGCGTCACAAACAAGTGGCCAATCAGCAGCGGAAATGGGAAGAATAGATGATGGTGGCGCTCCTATTAAGAAAAATCCAAAAGCTGAAACCGATAGATTGGGTGAGAAGTTTGTTGACAAGGAAACGGTTCTTCGTCTTAGAGCACAAGAAGGTGACATAATTTATGAGGGTAGGTCGGGTCACTCCATTCGGTTCGGATCTAGTTTTGAAGATGGACAATCTCCTACCGTTCTCATTAGGTGTGGCCCAAATCCAACTGCCAAAAAGAGTGTAGATAGTGAATTTGCATTGATTGATGAGGACATTGACCTAGATTTGTCGTCCATTTGGATGGTTGCAAATAAAACTGTTCCCCTAACATTTGCTACAGTAGAAGCCGAAACTCATTTTCGGTCAATGGATGAAAAACCGACAACTTTAGACGGAAATCAAATTATCGTTAATACCGACCGTTTGGTTATCAATACGAAGGGAAAGAAACTTCTAGTAAGCACATTTCTTGGCACGCATTTTACTACTCTTCAAGACCACACGGTCGATACGGAGAAGAATTACAAGAGCTTCGCTTTGGTCAATCGAGAGGTACAAACTGGCGAAAAGTATCTCATAACTGTTGGTACTGATTACTTATTAAAGGTAGGTGGTGATAAGACTTCCACAATTAATGGAAAGACAGTCCACGATACAGTCGGAACACACGCAATACGGGCAAAGAAATTCTTTTTGGGCACCTTGAGTGACGAGAGTCAACCATTGGTGTTGGGTGAGGAGCTTCGAGAGCTTCTATTACAATTCGTGAATGCTCATTTGGATAATGCAGCATCTCACACATTACCGACAATTGGAATTGGGCCGTTAGCACCAGGCACCATAGTAGCATTGAAAGCGGTACAGGCTAAGTTAGCATCTGCGAAACGCGCCCCATTTGAGAGTCAGAAGGCATTTATCGCTAAGCGGGGCGCCTTTGAGCCTGGCAAGGAAACACTAATAAAGTAGAGGTTGTTATGAATAAGTCAGAATTACGAAAGATGGTTCAAGAGGAAATTAGAAGGGAATTATACAGTATCCTTCCTCAACTTTTGAAAGAGACCGTTGGTTCAATTATGGCCAAAGAAGTCAAACGAGTTAAGCGAAGAGCAGCCAAACGAGGCGCAGTGCGCGAGGGCGTCCGTACAGGTAAAACAACTCAACCTATAGATAAGATGAAGTTGGCAGCAATGATCGGTTATGGAGATATGAGGCCAGGCGCAAGAGGCGCAATCGCTGTTCCTGGTGAGACAGCTCAAATAGTTGCTGGTGTTTCTATGGACGGCGGACTTTTGGAAAGGGAAACGAAATTGGGTGTAGCTCATATGAGAGACTACAACGTCAATCCAGCGGCAGCACCTGTCAACCAACCAGTTGCGGCTGAAGGCGAGTCAGAGGCAGAGGAAGCTTATGAACCACAGTTTGCAAATCTACCTGCGCAGCCCGGCGGCGTAGACGGCGGCGCCGATGTTCCAATGGCAGTCGTTGCCGCGTTGGGCAAGAGAAGTGCAGATGTTTTGAAAGAAACCAGTTTTAAGTCTAATTGGCGTCCTGGTATGAAAAGGCCTGAATAATGACAGATACCGCATTAGGAATTACTCTTCCATTGAAGCGTGGAAAGACTGGATACTTCGGACAAGCGTTCGATGTTATCACGCAAATCAAGTCTAATCTGATTAATTTAATCTTGACACGGAAGGGCGAACGCGTATTCCAACCAGATTTTGGTTCGGATTTGCACAGTCTGATATTCACCCAAATGGACGAAGAATACGATAAGAACGTCAAAAATGCTGTAGCTTCAGCAGTTCGTAAATGGATGCCATTCTTAAACATCGTGGAACAAGTGGTAACGCGAGACGAAGATAAGAATAGCACTCTCTTAGAAGTTACTTTCAGTCTCAATACCAATACTGACATCACCGAAACTATTGTAGTGGAGTTCTAAAGTGGCAACTACCAATATTCAAAAACTAACGAAAGACTTTGCCCCAACATCTAAGGAAGTGCGTTTTCTAAACAAAACCTTTCCGGAGTTTAGGCAGAGTCTAATTGATTTTGCTAAGGTATATTTTCCAGACACATATACTGACTTCAATGAGGCATCGCCTGGAATGATGTTCATTGAGATGGCATCGTTCGTTGGAGATGTTTTGTCCTATTATATTGATAATCAGTTTCGTGAAAGTCTGGTCAACTTTGCAGAAGAGGATGAAAGCATAATCAGCATTGCTCAAGCATTTGGATTTAGACCAAAGCCAGCAACAGCAGCATTTACCTCGGCTGATGTATTTCAATTAGTTCCGGCACAAGAAGTTGGTTCTAACTTCGCGCCCGATTCCAGATTCTTCTTGAAGATAGCGGCAAATAGTGTATTCCAACGTTCCGAGGATTTCGGAGCAGTGGACTTCCGAAACACTGAAGAGATAGACTTTTCTGTTAACACGCCGGAGAGCGAGCAAAAAGTTACTGTATTTTCTATTAACGACGACAACAGTCCTCTTACTTATCTTATTAGAAAGAAAGTCAAGTTAGAAGCAGGAACAATCAAAACCGTCACAAGGACATTCACGGACCCAATTCGGTTCAGCAAGATTGAATTGTCAGATGAAAGCATTCTCGGAATCATCAGCATCGAAGATTCCAATGGAAATGTATGGAGCGAGGTAGACTTTCTAGCAGCAGATGTAGTCATTCAAAACAAAGATAACATTCATGCTATATCAGGAAGTAGCATAAGCATTCCACCCGCAAAGATTATCAAATTCCAGAGAACACCAAGACGATTTATTACTCGTTATAATTCTGATTTCAAATTGGAAATTGTTTTTGGTTCCGGCGTATTGGATGACCAAAATGAGTTGATTTCTTTGGATTCTGGTAAGATTGGAAGCGACGAGTTCCAGACGCGGTTAGGTTCGACTTCTCTTGACCCAGCAGATTTCCTTTCTTCGAGCACATTTGGATTGGCGCCATCGAACACAACGCTAACAATCACTTATGTTGTGGGTGGGGGAATTGAGAGTAATGTTCCAGCAAACACAATCAACAAGATTCGGGAAGTTGCTGTTGTTAATGATAGAGATGTATTTTCAACTGCCGAACAGCCTTTGTTTGATGATACCATTAGATCTTTAGCTATCAACAATCCTGACCCAGCAACGGGCGGAAAAGGACGAGATACTGTAGAAGAGATTCGCCAGTCTACGTTGGCATTCTTTAACTCGCAGAATCGTATTGTCACCCCGGCCGATTATAAAGTTAGGGTGCATGCAATGCCGCCTCGATTCGGTGGCATAGCTAAATCGTTCGTTATTCAAGATGATCAACTAGCTGCGGTCGAGAACACACGAATAGGAAATATTGTCACCGGCGCACCAAATCTAGACCCGGTGGATCCAGAGAGAGACCAGCTTGTAGCTAACGAAGGAAATCCGAGATTGGTTAACGTCTATGTTTTAGGCTTTGATGAAAACAAACGACTTCGAACATTGAACCTTCAGGTGAAACAAAACTTGAAGCAATATTTGTCACAATTCAAGATGTTGACCGATCAGATTCAAATTATTGACGCCTTTGTAGTTAATATCGGAGTCAGATTCAAAATTGTTGTTTTCAAGAATCACAATGTCAATACTGTCTTGGCCACTACTATTGATGCAGTCAAAGACTTCTTTGATATTCCTAGATGGGATATTAACCAACCTATCATTTTGAATGATTTGTTTCTCACCATTGCAGGTGTAGAGGGTGTTCAAAGTGTGACAAAGTTGGAGATTTTCAATCGTTACGCATTCCGTGACGGTGGAGACTATGAAAGTTTCCGTTATGATATTAAGGGCAATGCATTGGACGAGACGAACGGAATTGTTTTTCCGTCTCTTGATCCTATGATTTTCGAAGTCAGATTTCCTGACTCAGACATTATCGGGAGTGCAATACAATAACATGGGCCGACAATTTATAACGCCGTTGCAAGATGCGTCGATATATCACGCATTTCCAAACCGCAATACAGGCTTCGATGAAATTCTAGAGGTTGGTAAGCTTGGTGATACTGGCAGTGTTGTGAGCAGTTCTGTAAGATGCTTAATTCAATTTGATGTTACCAAATTTACTGGTGTCCCTGCAACAACTTCAGCTTCCTTCTTTCTAAATTTACGAATCGCAAATGCATCGAGGTTTCAACGCAATCAGGAAGTAGACATTTATGCGACCACCGGAAGTTGGGATGAAGGCACTGGTTTTTTTGAGCAGGACTTAGAGAATCCACAAGATGGTGTAACGTGGAACATAATGGATTCAGCTGGTAATTTCTGGACAGAATCAATAGGACAGCCGGGCGGAGCAACAGGGTCATTGATTACAACACATTCCTTTGATTGGAAACCGGCCGACATCAGAATTGATGTCAGTGAACAAGTTAGAGCATGGTTAACGGGAAGTACCAACAATGGATTACTAATCAGAATTCCAATAGTAGATGAGCTCGACAATAAAATAACTCCGAACATCAGATTTTTCTCACGTAATACGCACACAATTTATCCGCCTACACTTGAGGCAGTATGGCCTACTCAGACTATGAGTGTTACGCCAAATAGTGGGTTGGCAGCAGCACCAGATGAAAGCACGATATTCATTCCGAATCTACGACAATTGATGGCAACTGGATCAACGCATAGGATTAGATTTGGTGTTCGAGAAGTCCAACCAATTAAGAGCTTCACGGATACATTCCGATTTAGCAACAAGTTTTTCCTTCCTAGCGCATCTTACATTGGTGTTCAAGATGCAGCCACGAAGGCATTTATCGTTCCATTCGATACGGGGTCATTGCTAAGTGCAGATAGCACTGGTAGTTTCTTCGATTTGAAGATTGAAAATATGTATATTAATAGGACTTACAAGATTTTGGTCCGCACTCAGAAACCGTGGGGGCCAGAAGTAATTGATATTGGACATACATTTAGGGTGGTTTAATGAGTCTAATCACTGATACTAGTGGTGACGAAGCGGTAATACGATCTGATTTACTAGTTCCGGCCGACGCTGAAGGACCAAGAACCCAAAGAACTGTTGTCGTCGTTGACACTTTTCTAGAGGGTGATAAAAAAGATACGATTGAGTTTGTTTTGGATGAACGATTTCGTGAAAGAATAGATGCTGCTCTACAAGAACTTGTAGAGAAAGGAAAAAATCTAGTCTTTGATCCGAAGCAAGAACAGGTTCGCCGAGATTTAGCACAGTCTATTAGAATAGATTTGAGTGGGAAGGAAGGCTTTCCAAGAGCATCTATCGTTATGAAGCACGATTTATTTAGAGGAGAGCAGGTTTCACGAATAGTAGATCCTGAGTTTAAAGAGTTTGTGTAATGCCTAATCAAAAGAATTTCCCTGACGAGATACAAGAAACTCCAAATTTACGACCACGCAGAGTTTCCCAAGAAGATAGAATCTTACTTCAAGACCGTAAGGATGGACGCCGTGTTGAAAAGGAAGTTGTTTTCGGCCAAACCAACCGAGACGTGGTTGAAATTTTTGTATTCGACGAACTTAATAATATTGTTGGCCATGTAAATTTACGACCAAACGATAAAGCACTCAGATTGATAGCGTTCACGCCAAACCAACAGGTTGGTATTGGACAAGATCAAACGCCTGATGTGTTGCAAATTGATTTGGTTAATGTGTTGTTGGGATTAGGTTCGTTAGATGAAAGTGGAAAGCCAGAGGGCTTACCGCCCGGTCGATATTCTATCGCAGTCAACCTCTTTAGGGATGAAGTAGGACAAGAAGCAGGTGGAGTTGATAGACGATTGTTTATCAGTGATATTTCACCGTCCCGCAAGGAATTGCGTTTACGACCTGCGTTTTCCAATGACAAAGTGGTCCATGAAATCAACGAGTTTGTTGAACCTTCAGTTCCTCGATTCGTTGCTCAGGCAATTGTAGATCAGGCATTCGGAATCTCTCTCGACCTTTCCCTTAGTCCAGCGGGCATATCAGTTGAATCAATTGATTTTACCAAGTTTGAAGAAGAAATTGCGAGACTTGACCAAGAAGCTAATAGAGAAAATGAATCTACAACCGCAAATAGAATAAGACGGTCAGGCTTGGGTTCTAATCTATTTGCTATATTTGGAATATCTGTCCCACAGATACGGAATAGAATTTTGGATGCTTTGGCGAAAGATGTAAAAGACTTGCAGATTCAAGATGTGGAACTTCAAAAGTTTATTCGTGATGGAATAGGCCGCACATTAATTAATATAATTAACAGTGGGCAGGTGGATCCACGACTACAGATTTTAAATCGTGATGGGGTTCCAATTACACTAACCTCTACACGTTTACGAACGGAGTAATAAATGGTAATCGATTCTAGATTGGTCAACGGCGTGAACGGTGGTGGCGGTGGAGGTGGCGGTTCGATCACGTCTCCAACGGTCACCGGCACCGCCCGCACAGTCGATGATATAGTCCTATTAGATGTTCCTACGAACCAATATAGGAAAACACGGCATGATGGCAACTTATCGTTCCTTCCCACTCCGGGTGGAACACCAACAAATCCTGCTCAGGAAATTGTATCGGGTCCAATAATAAGTTTCAACGTCAGCGATAGTCAAGCATTTTATCGTTGGACTGGATTTTTCGAATTCGATAACAATGAGCACGATTTTAATATTGAAGCTAGTGATCAGTTTCGAGTAAAGTTAGATGGTAGAGTTATTATTGATGACTTTAGAGCGGGAGGAAGTAGAACCAAAATAGAACGAGTCACTCCTACGGCCGGCTCACATCTAATAACTGTTGAGTGGGGAGTTCCAAGTGGTGCAGGTAATATAAGTTTTAATATAGCCAGAATAGCAGTAAAAACTTGGCGCAGTTGTGATGACGGACTGACCCGAGAAGGCGATCCGCCATCGGGATGGATAAGAACAGAATCGGGTTGTTATAAACCACCACTCAGTGCTGATGACACATCTGTAGTAGATTTGTTAGAAGTTATAGACGTTCGACCTGGTTCCGAGACTAGAGTAGAACGTGCATATGTTTTAGGATCTGGTGCTGGATTATCGCCACATAGATTGAAGTTTTTTAATCGGTCAACGAATATGACGCTCAACGTGGCGCTAGGTGGCCCAAAACCCGCCAAATTTGTTACAGCGTTTCAGTTTGTTGGCGATCAAGGTCTTGGTGGTTTACCAGCTGATAGTTTCGAATTGTCAACACAAGGAGAGAGATTGGTTGATGTTCTTTTTGATGTAAGAGAATTAGACTTGCTTCCTGAAGGATTGATTAGATCTGATATTCTTGTAGCAGTGTCAGCAGGCACAATCACCATTGCAAAAGATAAGGACGATAATATTGATGTTGGTGAACCACTGCCGCCGGATGAACCAATTATATTACCACCAGAGGAACCAATTCTTCCTCCGCCACCTCCACCACCAACCCCAACATGGGACGATTGTTCGACTGGTACACGCACAACAAGAGAAGGATTTCCACCGGAGGATTATATTCTTCGATCTGACGGCTGTTATATTCCACCTCCACCTCCACAGCCCACAGTGCAATTGAATGTCGCATTTAACGAGTTAGAGCCGACGTTTGATGGATCTAGGTCTACAGCACGTGTATTGCTAACAGCAAATCTTTTTGGAGACGACCCAACTACTTTTTCCTATTCTTGGAATTTTGATGTGAACAGACAAGGTGCTGGAACTGGAAACACTGCCCTTCAAAAACCAATTGTAGGCTATCGGCTCACTGAAACTGATTTGAGGAGACTTGAAGATTCTCTTGATAAAAAGACAACTAGATCAGTTGAGGTAATTGCGAGAAAGGGTACAACCATAATACGGGCTAGGAGAACAGTTGTATTGGATGATCCTAAGTTGGTATTCATTAGTCCACCACCAGAAGAGTTTAAGTCACGGATTTCAACCGGCGGAGGTGATAGAGATGACTTCCGAATCTTAGAATAAGGTAATTGAATGACAAGTATTATTACGAGACCAATTGGCGATCCACCGCCAATTCGACTCATAGATCAGCCAATAATTCCGGGGTCTGACGACGGTAATTTTAGACCAATGGTGGTAGTTAATCCGTTCACTGATCCTATAAATACATTTCGCGCTCAGATTATTGAAGATATGTTCTTCATCGTGCCTGACCGCAGAGAATTTTCACAGTTTGTATTTAATGTCGGTTTAGATCCAAAAATTGGACCATTCATATTCAGTATTCAGAATAAGACGGTTAATGTTGCCTTGCGTGTAACATTAACTCTTCCATCATACTTAAGGTCAAATTTGGGCACGGAATTTCTGGTTCCATTTATAGGTGATACCACAACCCCACCTTTAACTTTCCCAACATCAGCAGAAAGAGAAGGAAGGGTCGGATCGCGAGGTTTAGACCCACGCATCACCACTTTAATTGATACAGGTCAATTGGGTCAGTCTGTAGGAGAAGGAGAACCTATCCAATTTGAGGGCAGCGGAAAGGGACTCATCAATGTAATGTTCAGTTTTGTTGAAGAACAGGCCAAGACCTTCAATCCAGGAAATATATTAGATGAAATTGTGTTTGATATTTTCCCCAATGAAGAGTTGACTGGACCTGTATTCGTTAGCACTGAAATTGTTCCGCCTGATGATTTGAATGTTAAAGAGGGCGATTTTCCAGTTGACGATGACCAGACTACGGGCTCTATTGAACCAGAAGTCATTACCATTACTGAAACAGTTGAACTACCAATTGAGGTGCCAATACCAACCCCAGCATTCGTTGCTGGTGCAGACGGGACCACAAACGAAGGCGCCAGCTTTACTGCTGGTGATCAAGTTCCAGGCCCACCACCTACCGGCTGGATTACGGAAGCAGATGGCCGAGCATATCCGCCAATCATACTACCAACGGAATGTGACCCAACAGGTCTTGATGCAAAAGATGGTGAGGATTTGACACCATTACAGCAATTGGTAAAAGATGTAGAAGGTATTCCACCATCGTTTGGTTCAGCAACGCAACGGCGGGGGTTTGTTGTAGATGCAGACGGTCAATTAACTGGAAACTCGCCCGGCCGAGTATCTAGGCGAACGGTCGAACATGTTGTTGCAGATAGTTTACTTGGGCAACAGCAATTTAAAATTGTTGGTAGGTCACGAACGTTCATTGATGGAAATTCAGTTTTTGAAGGACCATTTGGATTAAGTGCTGAAACTACTGATTATTTCGATACAGTAAATCTAATGGTAAGTGTAGTGAAAGAAGGACAATTGGCACCATTCAGCGTATTTCGGCCTAGCACATATAAAACTCAATCGTTATCCAGAACTATTAAAACAGCATTTGATAATAACGACGATTTGGTAGTTCCTCAACTATTGAGTCCTACTGAATTGCAGAACTTTAGAATCGCTGCTACGTCATTAGGCCTTCTCAGAGAATTGAGAGAGAATGGTCCAGGCGCAGCAACAAGTTAAGATAATATGGCAATAACATCTGGAATAATACGTAGCGTATTTAATGCTCGACAGAGATCGACGCTAGGACAGACGGGAGTAACGATAGCACCGTTCAACCGTCCGCCTAATAGTGCTATTCCAACTCCTGTCGGTGGAGATTTTTCTGCTACGCCGATTTTTGGTAAACAAGGCCCTATTACCATTACATTTTCTAAGCCGATCGACTTCATTTCGATAACAGCTAAAAACTCTAGTGTTGATGGCAATGTCATGGTTGCCTTTGATGCAAATGGTAAGGAAGTTAATAGGGTAGAATTTGGTAAAGGAATATCGTTCAAGCTTTTCACACGAAGGGTTGAGCTTGGAGAGTTTCAAAGCACCAGAAGAATAGAAACGGCGAATATCCACCGTATAGAACTTCGACCGGCATCCGATGAGCAGTTTATATTTTGGGGTGACTTTAAGTTTCGCGAGCAAGACCCAGCTTTGACTAAAGAGGATTTCGGAGACGAAACAGTAGATCTTCCGCCGCGGCCTGAAAACATACAACTTTCCATTCCTCTTCAGTTTCGTAACATCAGAGTTCCTGGCCGAAGCGAAGCAAGCATCAATCTGCTGTTCGACATCAAGCCAGCAATTCCTGCATTTAATAGAAGTCCAGATGTAACATCTACAGGTCTTGAAGTTCGCCCACTTCCAATTGATATGGAGTTGGCAATTGATAACATTGCTCTCGAATTAACCAAAGGTAAGGTTGAATCATTCTTTGATCCTGACCGTGAACTCAAGACTGTTGTTAACTTCGGAAACGACTTCCAAACCCTTCTAACCAATTGGCAGCGTGACCTAAACAATTTGGAAGATCACGCTATTTTGGTCAAGTTGTATCGTCCTCTTCCGGTCGATATTGACACTAAGGAATTAGTTTGGATTTCCAGAGAATTGACGCCATCGTGGTTGGATACTATATTTGTCAAAATTACAGAAGAAGCAGAAATCATTTTCTTCTTGCGTCCACCAAATAAAAATACAGAAACAGCACAACTCTTTGGCAGAGAAGTCAGTAATGTAACGCTACTCGATTTGATTCCATCTGGCGCTATTCAAACGTCCGGTTCCACAGTAATACTATCTGATTCAATTCTAGAAAAATTCTTCACGACAGATGTAGCCGGAGTAGAGCTGAATGTAGATTATGCTGACTACAACAATTTCGTTCACTTTAGTTCTGCTGAAAATCGACTTATTGCTTTTCGTGAGAAACTTTTACAAGTTGAGTCGCTAGATCAAAGTTTAGCACTTCAAGCGGCTGCAGCATCCGCATCACTAGAATCTGGATCTCTCACCGATATATCAGGCACTTTCCAGTTCAAATCAATGCAACAATTGGTTGAAGATCGACAAGTTATTGTTCGGGGACTTGATGGATATGAAAGGTTCTTATTCTTCGACACAGGTTCATTCTCTGGTTCATTAAGTGGTTTGGTGGAAGATACGATTTTAGTTCGTGATGATGTGTCGTGGCCAAAAACAAGCGGTGTAGTGTTGGCGGTAACATCATCTGCATCGTTAGCATTCTTCGATACTCAGACTGGAATAGCAAGTGACTTCGACAATCTCAATCAAGAGGCGCTCCGCAATAACGTTCCTTTGTATCTACAAAATGATCCCAATTCTGCAGAGTTTATTACGTTCCTCAATATGGTGGGTCACTTGTTTGATACCATCAAGTTATACATTGATGACATGCCAACTATTTGGGACCGAGACCCAAGTCCCGACCGCGGTCTCCCTAAAGACTTGTTGTGGCAGGTTGCTGATTCATTAGGAATCAAACTACCAAATCAATATGCTATCAAGGAACTTCTAGACTTCACAGTCGGAACAGCAACAGTAACACAAGAAACGTATCGTCAGGCAATTGCAGAAACGTGGAAACGGTTCATCCACAACCAAGTATTCATTGCTAAGGCAAAGGGCACGAGAACTGGGCTAAACGCTCTACTCAACACCTACGGCGTGCTGCCTGAGTTGGTGAGAGTTAGAGAATCTGCAACACCATCATCGGTGTTCGCAACGTCATCCTTTGAATTGTTTGACGAACTAACAAGAGTTATTCAGTTTAACAGTGGCGCATCTATCACTATGCCATTCTCTGCTTCTGGTTTGTTCTCACCTGCCACAATCGAATGTAGATTTGCCGCATCGCCAGGCACAGGTTCATTTACTTCTAGTATGATTATGCAGGGTGCAGTCACCAGCGCTGTGCCACTTGCACAAAGTTGGTCTGTTGTATTAAGAACAGTTGGTAGTGCAGCCAATCAAAGAGGACAATTATTCCTATTGGATGGTGCCGGCACCACTGTAGTAACAAGTAGTGTAGACAAGTTCTATAACGGAGATTTCTACACAGTTATGCTTCGCCAGGCAGAATCCGGCTCGGCAGTTGACTTTTTCGTCAAGAGATTTGAAGATGATGTGTTTGAATTTGAATTCGAAGCATCAGTAACGACTGGTTCAATCACAGCATCGTTCCAGACACCAAATATTGTTCTAGGAAGTGGTGCAGCAACTAGCAGTAATGATATTAGGATTGATGAATTTAGATTGTGGAGTGAAGTTCTCACAGATGAAACATTTAACTTCCATGTTCAATTCCCAGGAATGTATGCTGGAAATGATTTTGATTCATCTAACGAGAAGTTAGTTGTTCGTCATTCTTTCGGCATTCCGCAGAATTTGGCAGCTACTGCATCCGTGCCAAATGAATCACCGTTTGTTAACTCTGCTTCTGTAGCAGATGGATTCACAAGCATTGCGTCGTTCCCATTCAATTATCTACGAACGACCAGACAGACTAAGAGATTCACGCCAAATGCCGGCGGCAGTCAGTTTAGCTCTGCCAGAATCACGATTGCGCCATCTGCATCTTTCAGACCCGATGGACTCACAACTACGGGTAGCGCAACGTTCCCTGTGCTCAGCAGAGACAAGTCTATTCTCAAAACGTGTGTTGAGAGAAAAGATGACTTGAAGCCGGATACGAGAGTGGGCATGTATTTCACTTTGGCTGAAACAATAAATGACAGCATTCTAAGGTCACTTGGAAATGTTGACCTAAATGATTTGATGGGCGATCCTCTAAACTTATACATCGACACATATCCAGAGTTGATCAGCCGTAATCTGTTCTACAAGAGAAATCTTGCACCAACGTTCGACCAGAATGATTTCGTTCGTTCGGTGGAGAATTTGCTCGATGGGCTGTTCCAACATTCCAAGACAATCGTTCCAATCGGAACCAAATTACTGACGGGCATTGTTGTTGAACCTCCAATGTTGGAACGTTCAAGGTTCCGATTGAACCGACCGTTATCCATAGATGGTGCAGGAACTAGACTGGAAGAGTCAGCAAGTATCATCCGAGCAGCATCGGGCTCTTTGCCAGGCACTAGAAACGTTGACGCCTTTGTTGGGTCGCTTACGAGCTCTATGTCCGCCATAGATTCAACGGTTTTCGCAGACGTTTCTGGCACTCTAAATATTCCAATCCAAGTTCTTGTTACACCTCTAAATGCCGAGGTTGTGAACGTAACACAGAGTTTGGCCGCGATTCCATCCTTCGTGAACACCGCCGTTGACCTGGACGATCTTCTAGATGTGAGTGCTCTAGATCTCAGCAATGAAACTCTTATTGATGTAATATCCGATATATTGCCTTCAGGCATACTCACTTTATTACAACCTTCAATCTTCGTGACTGAATCTATCAATATTCTGGCTGAAGTCCCAATGACAGACATGGTGCTTGACCTAGATGTGATGCGCACTCTCACAGCAATTACGCAATCATTCTTGAGTCCAGAGATTAAGTCCGCCAACGATTTGAGCGATCCAATAAATACTACATACTTCACGCACCCAAGTGGGTCGTTTGCTATTAAATCCTTTAGGCGAACACGCACTCGGGAGAATATCTTAAGAGATCGCGGCGCTTGGGCAGCAGGGACTACTTATAAGGAGAATGATTTTGCGGTCGTTAGTGGCAGTGAGTATCGTTGTCTTACTACCCGAGTATTGTCGCCAGGCGGCACACCAGTTAACTTCGTAAGTAATATCCCACCTAATTTGGATACAGCAAATTGGACGAACGTTGTGTTCATCACAACGATTGTGCCACAATTGATGAAGGCAGTTATTACTGGAAGCAGCAGGATTGGCTCTGGTTCGGTGGCAATTGTTCCGTTTGACCGATCGGCCCCACCAACGGCAGTATTCCAAGGATATTCACAAAATCATTATAAATTCTTCCGACCTACTTATACTGCGTATATACGGTCAAGATTTACTGGTGTCAAACAAACGGTTGATACCACCACAGATGGTAAGCCACCTATTGAGGTGCTACTAAGCTCTGACGCTCAGTTGTTCGTAAAGGACGGTTCGCCACGCCAGACTGCAAGAGACGAGGCAGGACCAATTCTCGAAGTTCGCCCTAATGAGACAGGCAGCGTTTAATCAATAGTTACAACTAATGCTGCGAGTTCGGGATAAGAGCACAAAATGGTTGGGGTGTAATACTTATAGACATGAAGATGAATGTTTGTGGTTATTTAAAATATCGTGATGCTAAATCTGGTGTGTATGTTATTAGAAATTTGATAAATAAGAATTTTTATCTAGGGTCAACTACTTGTGACAAACGGCGATGGTATACTCACAAATTAGAATTGCGCAACCAACGGCATGACAATATACGATTACAGAGAGCTTGGAATAAGTATGGCGCTGAAAATTTTGAATTTGAATTGATTTGTGAAGTAGATGCTATAGTTGCATTACAGATGGAAGATCGATTGTTAGAAAAGTTTTTTGGACAGAAATATTGTTACAATCTCAATCGCAGCGCAGTTATGTCTGGATTGGGTAGAATTTGGACTGATAAAATGCGCATCACAGCCAGCGAAGGACAAAGAGGACGAAAGCTAACAGAGAATGAGAAAAATAAACTTCTTCGTCCACCCCTATCATCAGACGAACTGCTAAAACGTCAGAAAGTGAATATGGCCAAGGCTCGCCAAGTAGTTGCTTTAATGTCCGAAGAAGAGTATAGTGATCATCTAAGGAAGCGCGGATTGGCTATATCGCAGTCAAAGATGGGCCATTTAGTATCTGTTGATACACGGCAGAAAATAAGTAAATCATTAAAAGGCAAGCCATGGAGTAAAGCACGTCTGGCTGCCCAACAAAAGAAATAAGGAGGCTAGCCCATGGGGTATCTTTAATCCAGCAACATTAACGGTCGATGCCATTTTAACAAAAAAAGGCAGAGAATTGCTTGCCAAGGCCGAGGGGTTCAACATTACTCAGTTTGCGGTGTCAGACGATGAGGTAGATTATACCTTGTTTACCACAGCGCACCCACTGGGCACCAACTTTTTTGGGTCGATTATTGAAAACCTTCCTGTAATTGAAGCTTCACCAGACGAAACACAGAACTTACGTTTCAAGTTGGTTACGCTTCCAAGAGGCACCAAGGAAATTCCAATCATCACGGTTGGTGTAGCGGCCATCGTTCTTACGGCAGGCCAAGCAAACGCATTTCCACTTCGTCCTGCAACATCGCAAGGACTCAATGGAGCCGGTTTCGGTTATACTGCAATTCTGTTCAATTCAGACGCCGCAATTTTGGTAGGTACGGGAGTAGAAGAAGCAACAGCTACCGTTCCAACCTTCCTTAGTGATGTTCAATCCGCAAACGCAACCGTCGCTCGTGGACTTGAATTTACACTAACGCCAAGAGACGTGGCGGCTACAATCACCACATCATTACAAATCATTGGAAACCAGACTGGTGCATCAATTACCATATCAGTCGTGGTCAATCCACAACCAACGGTCTAAGGGGATAAACAATGGAAATCTTTAAAAGATTTGAGGAAGATGATATTGTAAGGGCAAACCCTACAGAAGTCTCGACCGGATTGTGGACTGGTGATACTGGTAGTTTGGCCGAATTTCATATATCAGCCGTGCAAACGGCCTCAACAGCAGGGCTGTATTTTTGGGACATTTACAACGTTGATCCGGCACTTACATCGTCAGCCGAAGTGCAATTTGCAATTGCATACGGACACATTGAAGGATCAGGATCAGCAACATTAATAGAAGATGACAATGCACTACTAGAAACCAAGGCAACATACTTCCAGTATCGAAACATCTTACTAGAGCCGGACGATGCGAACTTCACGTTCCAACCGGATACTGAGGGAGCATCTTTCGACGCAGACGAAATCTTCGTCATCAACATTCAGAGAGCAAGACTACGAGAGAAATTAGACCCAGGCAACTGGCTTCTCAATCTTGCATTTGAATCGGGTTCTGCAGACTGGACACATTCGTTTATTGACGATAGTGGACAAACATTAGGTGAGAGTTTCGGAACGTCAGGTCGCGTTTTCAACGTGGTAAGTGGTACACTGACTGGCGTCTCTGGTTCAACTGTTGTTGCAAGTTCGTCTGTTTCTGGCGGATTCGGTCTGGTATATCCTGACCTTGGAATTATTATTCTCAATCCACAAGCATTACATGCAGTATCAGCAAGTGCTATAACAGATTTGACAACGGGCGCTAATAGACAAAATCCGAAGGTATTATTGGATGCTATAATTGGCATTGGTGCATTATCAGCCGGTTCAGCAAGTTCAGACACATCAGATTTCCAAGCACGCTCGGCCGAAGATATTGCATCCACGCATTACTTTGTCAGATTGCGTAACAAAGAGTTCAACTATTCCAACAACCCATCGTTCTTCAATGAGACGAACGGTGCAATCTTGAACACCAACTTCATCCAAGACCCACAGGTCTTTGTTACGAGCGTTGGATTGTTTAATGATTTGACTGAGCTGTTGGCAGTAGGAAAACTCAGTCAGCCAACTAGAAAGAGCTTTGATAGGGAATTGCTCATTAGAGTACGACTAGACTTCTAATATAAGGTAACAAAATGGCCTTAAAAACTTTGGGGTCGGAAAATGTAACTGTTCGCCCATTCAAAGTTCATAAAAGCCAGACGACAACCTATATATCTGGTTCGGGCGTATTCGCTGAGATGAACGTTGCAACGGCGAAACGATTTCCGTTAGTTACGACATTCGCATCGGGTACAATTCTATCAGGACCAGATTCGGGTACAGCGATTATTCTGACTCAATCGGTCTTACAACTGAATGACTTTGATACGAATACGTCACCAACGAGTGAAGATGGTACATTCCAAGAACCTCTATTTGGAACAGTACGAAGTATGTTTTACACTTCCGGTGCCGAATCAGGAAGTGCAATTTTCGCTGCCGCGGGCGATGGTATCAGAAACTTCCCACTGTCGGAGTCAGCGTATGTTGTCAATATAGCGCAACGTTTGTGGGGTGAAGGGATACGGCCGGGCACATTTGTAGTTAGCACTCCGGCAGCAGGTTCTGGAACTATTGTTGATAACGGCCGAGGTCGATTGTTTGTAAGTGGTACCGGCGGTTCACTGAATGTAGTTGGTAATGTCTTTTATAATCTAGGCGTTGCGGTCATTAATAGATTGGAGAGTGCAGCAGGAAGTGAATTAGTTCAAGAGACTGGAATGTTTTTCGATGACGCGGATACATTACAGGTGACTTTTGAAGCCACGTTGACGGTGTTTGAATATACAGTCATTGCAAGTTTGGACCCATATGAGTTCAACTTTTCAAATAATTCGTCGTGGTTTAAGAAAGCAAGCTCAGGAGAAAAGATACTGGATCTAGTTGAGAGTGGCACGGCCAGCCCATACGTTACTAGTATTGGGTTATACAATGACAAACAGCAGTTGGTAGCAGTGGCAAAACTTCCTAGACCGCTCAGACGACTTGTAGGAAGTCAACAGAGTTTCATTATTAGATTTGACATATAACGGAGTATACAATGTCTAACTTAACAGACCTATACGGCAACAGTGATAAAAAGCGTCCGAAGGAATCCCGAGAAAAGATTCCAGGCGCTGCAACAGACTTTTTCGACAGAGAACATAAATTCCACGATGGCTTCAAAACCGGTCGAACAAAGGGTGATAATCCGCAGTTCACCGAAGAGGGTCTGGATCATTACAACACAGAGAAGGATGAACTAACTCCTCCTGAGTCATTTGATCCATCGACGCCATTACACAGATATACGCCAGATACACCATTCTTTAATCCTGGTGAAGGTTCGTCTTAAACAAGTGAGGTTATATGAAACCCCGATCCGCAAAAGCAAAGGGTCGCCGTCTACAAAATGAAATCCGTGAAGTTCTCTTAGAGCACTTCGGTGATCGTCTGGAAGATGACGATATTCGCGGCGCGATCATGGGTGAGTCAGGAGAGGATTTGAAATTATCTCCTGCCGCTCGTCGGTTATTCCCCTATTCGGTAGAAGCCAAAAACCAGGAGAAGTTGAATATCTGGTCTGCCCTAGACCAAGCCACCGAAAACTGCCGAAATGGGTCTCGCCCATTGGTAGTATTTAAACGCAATCGTTCAGAGACATTTGTCGCCCTTAAGTGGGAAGATTTTCTAAAATTATTGTAACTCTGCTTTAGAACTTGACAAACTGTCTACAATGTGTTAGATTACAATGTTCGGTACATTTTCAAGTTTAAATAGTTTATGACGGATGAAATTCAATTATTATCTTTATTAGATACTCATTTAGGATCCCACCAAACCCAACCGCGAGGGGAGATACTTTATACGTGTCCCTTTTGCCACCATCATAAGAAAAAACTAGCTATCAACATCACCAATGGAAAGTGGCATTGTTGGGTGTGTAGTGCTGCAGGACGAAGTTTGTTTAGTCTGTTTAAAAAGATGCAAGCTCCGAAATCGGCTCTGAAAGAATTGTCCCGACTTCTTAATACTAGAATGCCGGTCGTTACGGCCGAAAAAGAACCGATCTTGGATCTGGTTCTCCCACCAGACTTTCAACCACTGTGGGTTTCACAAAGGGATTTGGAATACCGCCATGCGCTCGCATATGTGAAACGCCGTGGCACAACAATGGCTGATATAATGAAATATCAGCTGGGATTTTGTATGAGAGGCGAATATGCTGGCCGAATTATCATACCAAGTTATGATGCGGATGGTAAGCTAAACTTCTTTGTGGGACGGTCTTACGATTTAGAGTCAACTTTTCCGTATAAAAATCCGCCTGTAAGTAAAAATATTGTAGGGTTTGAATCGCTTGTCTCATGGGAATTCCCTATAGTTATATGTGAGGGTCCGATGGACGCAATGGCAATTCGCAGAAATGCAATACCATTGTTCGGATCAACACTACAAAGTACGTTACGAGACAAAATCATTTCAGCAAAACTTAGTGAAGTGATTTTGGCATTGGACGCCGATGCATTGCAGCAAACCTATAAAATCGCATATGATTTGATTAAGCAAGGTTTGAATGTATACATAATTGAAATGCATGATAAGGACCCGAGCGAACTCGGGTTTGATTTCATGGCAACCGAAATTCGTAATCAACGTGATCGTGTCTCTTTTAATGATGTAATTAAGCGGCGCATTGCACTAGCATGAGGGTGTATGGCAACAATTAACCCTACGCAGATAAAAGTACCGTTTCAAGAACTCAAAAAAGTTATCCACGTATCGGATATACACATAAGGTTATTTAAGAGGCATAAGGAGTATAGAGAAGTGTTTTCCACTCTCTATGAGCAATTGTTCCTTCAAGGATCAATGTTCGAAAACTCCATAATCTTTGTCAGTGGCGATATATTGCATGCCAAGACTGACCTTTCGCCAGAGATGGTGTCACTGGCCTCTGAGTTCTTACGGAAGTTGGCAGACATTTCGCCAACACTTGTTATCGTCGGTAATCACGACTTGAATCTAGCAAATTCATTCCGCTTGGATTCTCTCTCCCCAATTATAGAAAACATTTCTCATCCTAACCTTTATTATTTAAAAGATAGTGGCATCTATACGGTGGCAGACACCGACTTTGCCCTCTATTCTGTTATCGGAGATAGAAAAGACTGGCCAAAGGTCAGACAATGCAAGTCACCGAACAGAGTTGCTTTATTGCACGCCCCTGTAAACGATGCAACAACGGATACTGGCTTCACAATCACCAGTAGGCACGTTGATGTTTCTACGTTTAAGGGATATGATATGGTTATGCTTGGAGACATTCACCGTCATCAAGTTCTCCAATATTACGACGAGTATGAGAGAGAACCGCTAGTGGCATATGCCGGTTCAATGATTCAGCAGAACCACGGCGAAAAGTTAGAGGGTCATGGTTGGATAGAATGGGACATTCCATCTCGTAGACTTACACACCACGAACTAGCGAACACTTATGGATATGCAACTCTCATAGTAGAGAATGGCAAGGTTCCTGATATATCACACATTCCACAGAATGCACGTTTGCGAGTTTTTGTCAAGGATCTGGAAGCCAGCAAAGTCAAAAAGATTGAATCCATCCTTCGAAAGAAATTCAATCTGCAAGAGTTTATAGTCAATAAGATGCGGGATGACCAATTGACGTTGGATAACCAACAGCATGCGGCAATCTTCATTGATGTTCAGGACACCGAGACGCAGAACAAATTGATTGAAGATTATCTAACCCGCCATTACGCTGTGGTAGACGATGACTTGATGGCTAGAATTCATGCCCTAAACGGTGAACTTAATGGGCGAGTTGAGGCAGCGGACTTACCTCGCAATATACGATGGAAACCCCTCCGATTTGAGTTTAGTAATATGTTCTCCTATGGAGAAGGAAACACAATCGAGCTAGAGAATATGGTCGGCGTTCATGGGCTGTTCTCTCCAAATGCATCGGGAAAGACGGCTGCGTTCGACGCCTTGGTATTCTGTTTGTATGATAAGACGCCTCGTGCGTATAAGGCGTCTCACATTATGAACAATCGAAAGAACAAGTTTGAGTGCTATCTCAAGTTTGAAGTCAACGGAGAAGAATACGGAATCAGACGAATTGGTAAAAGGAAGAAAAACCGAGACGTTAAAGTAAATGTGGAGTTTTGGAAAGTCGAGAGTGGCCAAAAAGTTTCACTCAATGGAGATGATCGACGGTCAACCAACGCCATCATTCGCCGATATGTAGGCGCATATGATGATTTCATCCTCACCAGTCTGAGTGTTCAGAATAACAACTCATTATTCATAGACAAAAGCCAGTCTGAAAGAAAAGACCTTCTCAGTCAGTTCATGGGTATCAATATATTTGATACGTTATATCAACTGGCGTTGGACGAAATGAAGGAATCTCGCGGAGCACTTAAAAGAATTAGCAAAGAGGATTTTGCTGGCACTCTAGTTACCACTCAGGAAGATATTGAAGTGTTGAGTGGAGAATACAAAACTGTTGAAGCAGGAATTGATGCCACGGAAGTAGAACTTTTGGATGTAGAATGTCAAGTTACGCAACTCTATGAGAAAAAAATACCGCTAGACGTTAACGATCTCGACATCGCCAAGTTGGAAACTTCCAAGGAGGAGTTGGCTACTGCGCTCGGAGCTTTGGCAGGCCGAACTCTCGAATTGGGCAAGAAAAAGGATGAACTAACTGCTAGATCTGGAAGTCTAGCTAAATCTGCGACAGTATACACTGATGCGGATATTGATACTAGATATGATGAATTAACGAAATGGTCGCAAGAACTGACCGTTGTTACTGGTGAATTTACAATACTAAAGAAGCAGGTAGTATCGCAGCAAAAGCAACTTGACCACATCACCACCCATGTGTTTGACCCCAACTGTGATTTCTGTGTCAAAAATAACCAAACATTAGCGTCAACCGAACGAACTGTTCGTAAAGAACTGATTGCTTATAAGAGGCGAGTGTCGGAGTTGAAACCACGGAAAGAGGATTTGGAGAATAATCTAGAGGGGTATGTTGGTGTGGTAGAAGAGTATAACCATGCTAACGAAGTCCGATTAGAACTTCAAGATATGGTGTTGAAGTTATTGTCTCTCGATGCCAGATTGAGTGAACTGAAGAATAGCATTACTCTGAAGAAAGGCCGGCTGAAGGAAGTGAATACGAAAATCAAGAGGTATCATAAGTTAGCAGCTGCAATCACCAAGAATGCAGAGATTGATGAACAAATAAGTGCTGTGGAGCAGAGGCAGAACGAATTATCCACCAGTCTTAGGGGACAAGAAACTAAATTACGAGGTTTACATGGTAAGTTGCAGGTTCAAAAGGCGAGCAAGACCAAGATTCTCCAACAGATTACGGACATGGAAGATTTGGAGCAAACCATCGAGGCATATCGGTATTACGTTGAAGCAGTCAAACGTGACGGTATTCCATATGAGTTAATTTCTAAGATCATTCCAAACATCGAATCCGAGGTAAACAATATCCTTTCACAGATTACAGACTTTACGATTAGCCTAGAGGTAGACGGAAAGAATATTAACGGACGTATGGTCTATGACGATGATAGACATTGGCCGCTTGAAATGTCAAGTGGAATGGAGAGATTTATTAGCTCACTTGCAATCAGGGTGGCGCTCATTACTGTTTCAAACTTACCGAAGCCAAATTTCCTAATTATTGATGAGGGTTTGGGCGTTTTATCTTCGGAAAATCTAATGAGTATGCACTTGCTCTTTTCAATTCTCAAGAACCAATTTGACTTTATCATCATTATTAGCCATCTTGAAGCCGTGCGAGATATGGTAGACAGTTTAATGGAAATCAGTCTCAGCGAGGGGTACTCTAAAATCAACTATTGACACTACTTATAGGTAGCCCCAAAAAGGAAGAAAGCTATCACCAGAACATCGTAGAAAACTGAGTGAAGCTGCAAAGCATCAGTGGGTCGAGAGTAGGGGTTGGTCTCAATAATATTGTAATATTAAAATAAAAAGGCGTCTCGGGAAACCTCGACGCCCATTTTGTGCCCACTTCAATAGCAGAAGATACTTATACTTGTGGCAGACCATCCTTTCCGTGGGTTACTATGGCTAAGATTAAAAAATCATTACAGAAGCAATTTCTAGCTGACAAGTTGGTGTTCATTGACGATACTGAACCGGGGTCTCAATTTTTCCAGTTGAGAGAAGTCAATGATGTTCTACACTCTGGTCGCCAGGGATTTCTAATCGCAGGTTCCCCATTTCTAGTCAATGAAACAGAAGTGTTGGTTGAGATCATCGATGCAAACGGTGATCCAATCTTTGTTTCTGCCGTTAGAAATTATGCGGAAGGACAAGCTCGGTTTGTTTCCATAGAGGTTTATGAGGATACGCCAGTTGGACCGGCGGCCATGACCATTTTGGGCGAACTCGCAATACAACCAAACGGAGAGCCCATTCCAGAGCAGTTCCGAGGCACATTCAATGTAAAATTCCAACGGCAGTTTATCGTTGATCCCCTCAGACTTAATGACTCAAAGATTAGAGTATTCAAGACGCCAGAATTATTGGTGTCTGAAATTCTTGCTCCGTTCCGTAAGGCTGTAACATCGTCGTTTGAAACTAGATTTGGGACAGGATCAGCACAGGGTAATACACTTATCCACACAATCAACCCATCTGATCCGACACCGAATATTTACACTATTGCTACACCGTCCACACCAATTTCCAAGAGCATGGAAGGTGGAGGTTTTACTGCTTCATTTACGGCATCTGATGTGGACGGATTCTTTAGTGGTGTTTTCACATCTTCTATTGCGTCAGTCATCAGTGACAATATATTCCAAGTTTCTCCAGGTCTTATGAATCCGGCTGGCTCATCGTTCGTGCCGTTTGGCACGTCCAACTTCACTATTAGTTTCCAGGACGATACAGTATTTTCGACCACTACTTTGACGAGATCATTTGCTGATGTGCAGTTGATCAAGCTCAAAACATTTTCGGGAGATATTGCAAGGACTAAATTGTTTGTAAAAAGCATCGACTCGGAGGGTTCGTTTGAAATTATCGGAGATCAATTACTAGAGTCTCTAGAAGTGACTACAACAGCTTCTGCTAATCTTGGTCCTGCAACTAAAATGGGTAATTTTTTCGCTCAAGAAATAGTGGATGAATTTTGGGTGGGTGGAACAATCACACAGAGTATCAATCCACCATACATTCCCGACGCCGGCGCTATTGTGGTCAGCAGAAATACAGATACGCTCATAGATTCTATGCATATTTCCAATGCTCCAGAATTGAGAGGTGGGTCGGGCTCTACAGGTTCCCCAACAAAATTTATAGGTCTCACAGGTAGTGTTGCTCTTCCATTCGTAGCCGGATTAGAATACGAGTTTGGAATGGATGCGACCTGCCTCAAGTCTAATGATGCGTTCGTTGGTAAGTTGGAAGTCTTTCTGACTGGTAGTTCATTTCCAAGTTCAAATCCCCTTGGACAAAAGCTGACAGAAGTAATAATCCCAAGCGGGGTTCAACGAAGCATCCAGAGGGATTTAATAACAAATTTCGTTCCCGTAGCAGATGGTACGGGAAAATTACAGTTTGTCATTACAGCTGGTGAATGGTATCTAGCAGATGTGTTTATTAAATCGTCATTAGAGACCGGTTTCAATCCAGATTGTGCAGAGTTTCTACTTCCAGTGTTTGGAAAGAGATTTGAGCAGCTCCAGTTCAAGGCGCAGTTGTTTGACCCTAACAACAATGTTTTCCCTGAAGAGATTCTTAGTGACATTGTGTTCTTCAATGGCGGAAACCTACTGTTACGTGGTACGGACCATAGAATAGAAGGAAAGTTGACCGTTTCTCCATCAGGTTCGGGCGTCACACTTTCATCCGTTGGATTTCTCAATGAAGCTGGCAATCCTGTATCTGGTTCCGCAATCTATATGGGCGAGGGAAGAGTTTTCCATAAGGATACAGCAATACTGCTTGCAGAAGATGTAGACGGAGATCCAATCATTTCGATGGGTGACAAACTCAAGGGATTTATTGATCCAACAACTGGCGAGTTCGTCTTGCAGATTATTGGCACAATCTTGGTTGGTTCGGGCTCGAGCTTTGTTGATATTCGAAGCCTATTACCACGTAAGCCAACTGATGAATTTTTCCACCGAATCAGAGGGCTCAATCTTGATTTCTATGATGTGTTGGGTAAGAAAGCAATCACCGCTGGACAAGTTCAATCTGACACGGAAGCTAATTTTGTCAATGCAGAACAGATTGTTAGAATGGGTAAATATACGCGTGGCACCATTCCAAGAACAGTTCCGGCAAGTTCGCCGCTTATCATATCGGGTATAACCGGCTCACTCAATCCATTTTCAGCAACCACTGTAACGGTTGAAATTTCAGGGTCAGGTACGATTGATATTGATCCTGCTACTATCATTTGGAACAATACTCTCTATGGAAATATGAGAGTAGACATTGACGAAGTATTGTTAATAGCTGGGGAGGGTGCTTATGAAGTGGACTTTGAGTTGAAGGTTGATACTAGTTGGGTAGGGTTTGCATCAGGAAGTAATCCTGGCACTCCGTCTGAGGAATTGAACCTTGGAGGCACGCGCACTGTGCAAACCATCACAATTGACGAAGATTTCTTTATCGCAGTAACGGGAAGTTTCTCACCTGACCCATTCATTTCCTATCCAATTCACATTCCGGAGGAAAGGCCGGCCGGATTCAATACGTTGTATGTGCTTGTCTCACTAATACTAACCACCACGCAGGACTAACATGCCTACTGGAAGTCTATCATTTGCGATAGCAGGATTTGGAGGCGCGGAAGGACCAGAGTTCTTCTACGCCATCACGTCTGCATCTGCGCAGAGGAAAGGACTGTTTCTAAGCGCACCAAGTGGGTCGCCACAAATATCCTTGGTGCCAAGGTCAGGCTCACCAGATTTCTTATTAGAAGGTGACCTTTGGTTTCAGGAGAGTGGTTCCGCAGGTGACGGTAATATGTTCGTTGCAGAAAAGAGTCTTGCAAACGGAGTTGTCGTCGCACAACGATTTGTGACCTCAAGAGAAAACGAAGTCTCCATTGATCAGATAGTTGCAAGATTCACTAGTTCAGATGCTCCAAGTTCTCTTCGCATTGGTGCAAATGCAGTAGTAATAGACAACTTCTATGTAACGATTAACACATCTGCGTTAAGTGGTTCTTTGATTTACAACGCATCGTGGGGTGGTGGCTTCTTTATGCCGGATATTGACACGGTGGCTGTCTCTGGCACAAACAAAGATTTTCTTGTTCCGAGTGGTTCTGTTGTCGTGGAGGTGGGAAATTTAACAGTTCTCAGCGGTTCGGTCCAAGTATATAGTGGCAACATAATTTTGAGTGGTGAAAATAGTCAGTTTAATATTAGTGGATCTAACGTATCCGCGTCCTTGCAAGGAAATCCTATCATAAGCATTAGAACAGGTTCCGTCAGCTCCGAGTCTCTGACACCAGTCCCGATTGACGGAACAATGTATGTCAACACATCTAGCTTAGATGTTAGTGTTCGGGCTAGTGGTACATTTTTTGATTTAGATGTAGATTCTTTGGAAGTAGTTGATGGAGGATTTTTCTTCGGATAAGGATATGATAAATGGCAGCTGTCTCTTATACACATCTGACG